TAGCCGTTGTGTTAAAACCTTCAGCAAATGAAAAGGCACCTGTTGCGCCCTTTGTTGTTGATGTAGTATCACTAAAGCTAAAATCTTTTGCATTTTCACCAATACTACCATAGTTACCAGCAACCCTATCTTTTAAGATATAACCAATACCATTACCTTCATCTACAGCTGTTAATTGACCTACATCATTTAAAACTAAACTACTTAAATCTGTTGTAAATGCTGATACGGCATTACTCATATTATAATAAATGGTATTATTATCAAATGTAGTTCCACTTAGGTAACTATCACTCCCCAATGCAGGTTGAATTATAAATGTTTTATTAAATCTTGAATCATTCATAGTTACGTTAATTTTCCATTAATTACGAGTGCTGAACTTGATGATGAATCATCAGTCGTTATTGTCACGTCAATCTTATCGTTAATACCTACATTAATAGGATTAGTTATCTCCAAACCACTAAACACTTCAGTATTATTAACTTCTATTATTACACTAGTCACGTTGGTTAAATTTCGTAAACTAATTAATTGAGAATTGAAATCAGAGCTAAAATCAAATGTTAGTGAACTATTGGGTTTAAAAGTTATATCATATAAAAATGTGTTTTGAGTTACTTGTTTAACCTTAAATCCACTTTTAGTTTTACCTTTTAAAATTTCTTTGAATTTGATGTTAGCTCTATTAATAGTAGGTATTAATTCGAAATCATCTTCATCTAAAATGTAACCTAATATCTTCATCTCAAAACTTTGTACATAAAACCTTCTTTTATCAAAATCACTTTTTTGACTTTCATCACCTATAGTCTCTAAATGTATTGGCATTGGATGTCCGTTAACTTTGATGTAAAATTGTCTAGAGTTAAAAGTTTTTTGTATTTTTTTATGAAATTTATTTAAATCTTTCATTCTATTACAAAACAACCTAACCTCATAATTTATATCGATTGAAGTTGGTTGAGGTATCTTATAAGTGTCAATACCCTTTCTTCCATCTACACTAGTAGGAACCTTCAAATAAGTGTATAGATTACGACCTGGTATATTCCAATTACCAGCTTGATTCGTACCCACTTGTAAATTAGGTTCTCTAACTATTGTAATAAAAGGCATTTTAACATTTTTATATTTATCAGAAAAACTCCAAGTCTTACTAAATTCAGCCCACTTTTGTATTGTTAGGAATAGAACGGGTACTTCCTCACCATCAACTTGTAATGATATTTCATCATCAACAAATTCAATAAAAGTTCTATCAATATCTTCAGTCTCTACACCTTTAGGTAGGTACATACCTTTATAATCAATATCATCTAAATACTCTTGCCTCCTCTCAGGCCCAGTACTTTGTTTAATAATATTAACATTTTTTCTAAATCCTTTTGGTAAACCTGACATTATGTTATTTTATTAAATTTAGTTAAATTATCTTTAGCCGATAATGGTTGTAAATTATTTAATGCGTTTACAACGTTTATCGGTGTGGTTTTATCAAATTTAGAAAGTGGATAAATATGGTCAATGTGCCATTCACCATGGTTATCCCAATTCATACCATCAATAAATTGCTTTTCTAAATGTTCTTTTAAATCAATCGCTGAATAACCTAATAAATAAATAGTGCGACCTTCTTTAACTTTACCTAATTTTTTTAATGAACTATGTAGTACACTTCTCCAAGTGTCAGCTATGGTCTTTTTCCTAGTTTTCCTTCTCTGTATCCTTCTTTTATTAGAAGAATTATATTTTTTTTGCCTTTTGGTGTTATCATCTCTATTCTTTTCGTATTCTTTAAATTTTTCTATATTATTTTCTCTATATTCTTTTTGATATTCATTGATTTTATCTTTATTTTCTTCTTTATAATTTTTAATTTTATCTAGATTGTTTAATCTATACTCGTTTTGCTTCTTAAGTAATCTTTCTTTATTTTTTAAATAATATTTTTTACTATATTCTTTTTTTTCTTCTTTAGTCATAATTTTATAATATTTATCTTCCGTTAAATTCATCTTCATTGGCTATAGTACACTCAATAATTCTATAAGCGCTTTTATAACCCATTATTGTGTGTTTATTGTCGTAGTTCTTTTCACCAGCGTTAGTTACACTAAAATAAATCATGTCAGTTTCATTAATTGGATAACCTACATAATCACCTACAGTAACGTCAACACCTAATTCGTTCAAATGCTCTACATAAACAATAAAACTTAAATTACCATCTTCTTGATACCTAAAGTTTGACTCATTATAAGTTAAATTCTTAGCTTCATTAATTGTAGGAGTGACGTATAACTCAACAGGTGGGTGGTAATTCAATTCATTAGCGTTAGCTTCATTATATATGTCATCAGATTGTGTCGTCTCTCTATCAACCCTATACAAAATAACTGTGAAGTTACCATCACCTTCCATAGCTTCTCTACCCATTTCAATTTCTAAATCAAAATCTTCACCTGAAAAAAACTTGTTTATTCTCTTAATTGGTATTTTTCTTTTTCCGTTACTCATGGTTAATCTATTAGCTTTAAAGATAAATATTTAACTATTAGTAAATCTGACGATATACTTGACTTTTTATTAAAAATAACTATTATAAGTAATATAATATATTGTTAAACACTTAAAAAATTGATAGATATAAATAATTTAAAGGGTAGGGGTGCAGTAACTTTATTGCAAACATACGAAGGTATTAACCCTTATATAAAGGAGTTAAAATCTAAGTTACTCAAAACAGGTAAAATAAGTTTAACTGAAGGGCAATCTCAGTACATAACTGATTTTCACGATACTCCACCTCAAGTCTTAAACAAGGTGGTTGAAATAAATCCATTATTGGGTAACTCTTTAAAGGAAAAAGAAAATCTATCTTTTGTTCCAGAAAGAATTCTAATTCAAGCCATGTTAGCTGACCAAGAAAAAACTTATCACGTATACGGTAAGCTTAAGAGGAATCAGAAACACGCTAAAATGTATTTCTTACCAAAAACTATGGTATTGGATGACCCTTATTTTACTGAGTGTGATTTAGATATTGACTGGGAGAGGTACGAAAAAATGGACGCTGACTGTAGGTTACCTTATGAGCACCAAAAAACTGGAATTGAATTTTTATCATGCAGAGATGGTGCTATTTTAGCTGACGATATGGGTTTGGGTAAAGCGGTGATTATCAATGAGTTAGTTTACACACCAACTGGAAAGGTTAAAATTGGCGATTTAAAAGTGGGTGATTATGTAATTGGTTCTGATGGTAAAAAAACAAAAGTTCTTGAAGTTCACCCACAACCTAAAAAAGATTTATTTAAAATAACATTTAATGATGGATATTCTACTATTTGTTGTAAAGAACATATGTGGACTGTTATAGCAAATAATGGTAGTGTGAATAATAAAAATCGGTCAATTAGATACACTAATTTAACAATCGAACAAATGTTGGATAAAGAATTAGAGTTAGAACAAAGGGGTTTTGGATGGAATGAGAAAAGACCTTATAAGTTTAAAACATATTACAAACAACCTAATGGACAAAACAAATGGCAAATTCCAATTGTTAAACCAATTGAATTTGAAAATGAATATAAATTACCTATTGAACCTTATTTATTAGGTGTTACTTTGGGTGGTGGACATATCAAAAAAACGGGTGTTATTAGTATTGGCTTACATAAAGCTGATTTTGATGAAATATTTAAAAATCAATGTGTTAATGAAAGTTCAGGTGGTTTTAATATAAGATTAAATTATTTAAATAATTTAAAAGAAGAAGTATGTGCACTTAAATTAAATGGTACTTTATCTCACACCAAATTCATTCCAGAAATATATAAATATTCTTCAATTGAAGATAGATTAGCTATCCTTCAAGGTCTTATGGACACTGATGGTCATTGTATGAAATCAAAAAGTGGCAATTTTACTGGAACTGAATATTGTAGTGTATCTGAACAATTAGCTGATGATGTGGCTGAAATTGTACATAGTTTGGGTGGTATTGTAAGAAAGAAGAGTAAAATAGGTTCTTATAAAAATTCAGATGATGAAAAAGCTTATCGTTTAAATATTAAATTACCAGAAGGGATGAATCCATTTAGGTTAAAGAGAAAAGCTGATGAATATAACACACCTGAAAAATATAAGGTTGGTAGATACATTAAAAATATAGAATCTATTGGTGAAGGTGATAGTGTGTGTATTAAGGTTGATGCTGAAGACTCATTATTTGTTATTAATCATGGTATTGTTACACATAATACATATCAATCAATTATATCCTCTTTAGAAGTTGGAGCTAAAAAAGTGTTAATCGTATGTCCAGCTAGTGTTAAGATATCTTGGCAAAGGGAAGTTGAAAGCTTCGGTAAGAAAGCGATTATAGTTAGTGGTAGTAACTGGCCAGACGTTGGTCAATATACAATTATAAATTATGACATTCTAAAGAATTTTCATTCAACAGGTCCTCGTAAGAAAAATGAACCTTACTATGAGGATATCATGAAAGAAAATTATGATTTAGTTATCATGGATGAAGCTCATAAAATTAAAAACCCTAAAGCTCAAAGAACTAAAATAATGAACGACATTATAGAGCGTGGTAATATAGAAAAAGTTTGGTTATTAACAGGTACACCAATTGCCAATAAACCAATGGATTTTTTCAACCTATTAAAATTAATAAAATCACCATTAGGTGCTAACTGGAAGTTTTTTGCCACAAGATATTGTGATGCCAAGCGTTTCTATAAAAAACTTAAAAACGGTAGAACTAAACAAATATGGATTACTGATGGAGCGTCAAATTTAGCTGAATTAGGTATTAGAACTAAAAACAGTTTGTTAAGAAGATTAAAATCTGAAGCATTAGATATGCCAGATAAAACCATAACTACAATGTACCATGATTTATCTAAACGTGGTTGGTCAGAATACGAAAACTTGTGGGAAGAGTACTTAGAAAAAAGAGCTGAAGAAGGTAAACGTAAAACAAGTTCAGTACATAAGGATTTAGTTGAATTAGGTCTATTGAGAAAATTCATTGCGATGGAAACAATACCTAAATCAATTGAGTTAGCTGAGGAAGCTATTGAACAAGACCAGAAAGTTATTATATTTACAACATTTACTGAAGAACTAGAGGAGTTATCTGAACACTTCGGTAATAAGTGTGTTATACATAATGGTAGAATGAGCAGTAAAGCTAAGCAAGAATCAATTGATAAATTCCAAAATAACAAGAAAACAAAAGTTTTCATTGGTAACATAACATCAGCTGGTGTCGGTATTACCTTAACTGAGGCCACGGTTGTAATATTCAACTCTTTTAGTTGGGTACCAGGTGATAATGAACAAGCAGAAGATAGAAGTTATAGAATTGGTCAAAAAAACAATGTATCGGTATATTACCAGTTATTTAGAGGTACTATTTCTTTAATGATGTGGTATTCTGTTATGAGTAAACAAAAAAATATTGATGAGATACTAACTAAAGGTGATAAACACAGTGAAAGGATGGCAAATCTTTTGGGTGAGTTAAAAGAAAATGACTTAAAACTATGATTAGAATATATACAAGTGAAGAATGTGTATACTGTAATGATTTAAAAACCAAATTACAGAGGGGTAATATTGAATATACCGACATTGACGTGGATAATGACAAAAATAGAGAACATGTTGATAAATTATATGAGTTTGTTGGTAAACCCATAATACCTATAATCATCAAGAAACCCCATATATTAATACCAACCAGAAGTTTCAATACGATAGATGAAGCAATTGAGTTGATTAAATCATTAGAGTAGTATATTTATTATAAAAATAAACAATGGATTTTTACATAAATAAAGGAAGTACTTTACCTAGATTAAAAATGGAGTTAATTAACGATGGTAGAAATGATTTTGATAATTTTCACGATAGGTTACAGGATTCCATTATTACGTTCTGTATGACTGATGCTAATACAGGAATCAAAAGAATAGGTGGTAAAGAAGCTCTATGTATTTTAAAAGAACCAGAACCTGACAGCATTAGTGAAGAATACTACATCGGCTATCAATTTAGCGAAAAAGAAACTAGAAAAGCTGGTACCTATGTGGGTGAATTCACAATTAGATTTAATGATGGTTCAGGTAAATTAATCGTCCCTATAAAAGACGAGTTATACATCCATATCCTTGATAATTAAATTCCTCATATAAGTTGAAACACTTACATCATCTTTCATTAATTTTGAAGATAACTTAACATACAAATCATCATCAACTCTAAATTGTATTAATTTATTTTTATTCTTTGGTTTTGATTTCGCTTTTAATTTTGTATCTACAAATTCACCATGTATTTCTTGTCTAAATTTATCTTTTGGAATTATTTTTTCCATGTCATCATACCATTTTTCATTTGAAGTGAACCTTGGATTATCTTTGTAGTTAATAGACATAGATTCAAACATAGAATTATAATACAAGTCAAAAAATTTATTCTTTATTCCGTTGGGTGTTGATGTAATAATTATTTTTTTATGAGGTTTGATTTCACTCATAATTTTACCTAAAAAAACATTAAAATCGTTTTTATCTAAAAACGCCGCTTCATCCAATATTATATTATAATTAGGGTAAGTTGAATGATTATATTTTTTAATTGTTGAAACCTCCAAAATACCTTTATCTGAAAAGCATATTTTGTTTTTAAATTCACCTTTAATGTCAATATCCATTCTATTTAACATTAACTTAATTTTATAAATCGGAGCGTAAAACCCATTCATCGCTTTTTGCGTGGATGGGATGTAAGCGACAAAGGTAACTAATTAACCTTGACTTAAAATATACTGACTAACAGTATCTGGATTTGCTTCACCTATTGAGCAAACGAAATAACCAGAACTCCATAAAATGTTTTTGTACCAGTACTCTCTACGAAGTAATGTGGGATGTAGTAACCATATTTGTTTAGTAGATTGTTGTTTTAACCTACGTACTATTTGAGATATAGACAAACCTGATAAACACCACTTTATTTTAAAAATTATTACAAAAAACTTGTTTTTCGGTTATTATACTAGTTACTTTGTAAGTAATAAGTATAATATAGTTTTATGATTAACGATGAACAAATATCAAGATTCTTAGAAGGAAGAAACCCTCAAAAATACATTGTAAATGTTGAAATACCTTATGGTGCCAATAAAGTTTCTTTAATAATAAACGACCCAGTTAAGGGTAAATACGTGGTTAAAGATGATATCACGTCGTTTGTTTGGTTTAAGGAACCTATCACAAAAAAAATGTATGGTGGTAAAAGGAATAAGATTAAACAAGCTTGTAAGAAATTCGGCGTTACTATAACTAGACTAAAGACTTCATTAAATAACCAAGGTATTGCACCAAGGATGGAAGATGGTTTTAAGTTTATGGCCAAATGTACTGGTCCTTATGGAAAACTATTAAATTTCTTTAAGCAGGGTGGTATTGATGTGTATGGTGAGAGTGATAAAAGAAACTTTGTTGCAATCAACCCTATCGAACAATACTTAATTGCATCAGGTAAGCGTTTATTTAAAGGGTTTGATGACTATGATGATTTACACAGATTACAATTTGACTTAGAGACAACTGGACTTAAACCTAAAGGTACTTTATTATCACGTGAGGAAATAGAATACGTTAAAAGTCGAATGAGTACTGGCGAAGATTTGACCAAACTTTATGAGTTCGATGAGAAAAATCAACCAGTTAGGTATAAGGATGCAAGAATATTCCAAGTCGGTGTAAAGGATAATAGAGGTTACGAAGATATTATAGAAATTAAAACAGGTCCTGATGTTGACGATAGAGAAGAAGAGTTATTCGCTATATTCAAGATGTTCGAGGTTATTAAAAAATTAAAACCTGATACAATTGCTGGCTATAACTCAGAAAAC